CATCTGAACTATATTTACATTGTTTAGTTCTCGGCTAATCTTTTTGCCGAACTCTAGCCCTGGAGCATCACCGTCTGCTAAGACTATAACTACTTCAAAGTCATCTAATATTTTTGTATAGTAGGGCTTCCAATTGTTAGCGCCTGGAATACCTACTGATGGGTGATTTGTTTTGACTGATACTGTTACGCAGTCTATCTCACCCTCTGTTACGCATATGTATTGTTCTGCTGTTAGCACTGCCTGAGCATTAAACATTGTTGTCTTTGCACCTGGCAGACCTATGTATTTAGGGTCTTCTCCGTGGATACTACGGAACCTTAAGTCAACAACACCTGATGGTGTTATGTAAGGAATAACTAACTTACCCTTGTATCCTTCGTGACCTGGTAATGGATTGTCCACTACTCCTAAATGAAATCTCTTTGCTTCTTCTACCGACAGATTCCGAGTTGCTAGATAATCTTCTGCTTGATGTATGTGCTGGGCGTATTCTTGTGTTGCCTGTAGGAGAAATTGTCTCTGCGAATTTGACAGCCTCACGATAGTTACCTCCTTCTCTTTGCATAATTAAATCGTAAACATCACCACCGACACCGCATCCGTGGCACTTGAATCTTTCTTCATCAAAATTTACACCTGCTGATGCGTGTTTATCTGGATGAAATGGACAACGTATCTTTCGCCAGCCACTGCCCACAGCAGGCAGGCTGGCGCCAATATGCTCTAGATAGGCAGCAATACTGTGCTTATCCATAACAATAATCCAATCATTTCTTGTTGAAAGAATGTTAGCATAATAAGTATTTCACTTAACAAGTTTTAACATCCCTTCTTTGTTGGTGTATTTTTTTATAATTTGTATTGCTCTTTCATATGAAAAGGCAGCAGCATAATGTGTCTGTTCTGCAACTAAATCTTCTTGTCCTTCATACATCCAGGCTAATCTTTTATGCCAGTCTACTTTTTCTTCTAGTTCATCTACAATATTTTTAATCTCTTCGTTCATTTAGTATTTCCTTTATTAGTTCTATCCATATTTTTGCTGGCATAGTTGCATACCAGTCATCTACATTACCTTTGCCTTTGCGTTTATGTAGGACCACACCAGTCCAAGCACCATCGTTCTTCATCTCTACTTCTAACTCTGCTGTCCATCCTGCTAAATCTAATTTGGCGTGGTTCTTAATCTCAATAGTTACACCTGGCACACCGCTGATATCGCCTTTGTCTAGGGTTGCTCCTGCTAACCTGCGGTCTGCATACTTGTAGCCATTGGTCTTAAGCCAAGCAACAACATCTCGTTCTGCTTGACTACCTTTTCTTTTGGCTGCGCTACCCAAGTCCTACCGAATCTCTGACTATTTCATAAACTTTACGATTAATTAAATCATATAGTTCATCATTGTTGTATAATTCATCGGCAACTATATTCCACTCACCTTCGGCAAGTGCTCTACCTACCAATGCTTCTACATCTTCTTTAGTAAATGTGTTATCCCAAACTTTAATTTCCATATACGGTCTCCTGCATATACTTGATTTGAACATCGTCTAAATACATATTGTCTGGATTAAATGAAAGGCTGACATAGTTATTACCTGTCTGGTCTGCTCGTCCATATCTATTCTTGACTGGGGCTACACACAAGAAGGTATCATCACCTTGTTTCATTTGTCCTATGGTCAATACCATTGCAGGAATCTGATTGACTAGACCCTGAATAGCATTGCGTGGCTGGCAAGGATAGCCGTCAAAACCTTCTTTGGTATGGTGAAGCACAAGCACTGCTGAGTTTGTATCTCTTGCAAGATACTTCAACTCTTTCATTGCTGCTCTCATACCTTGGAATTCTTCGTGTCCATCCATTGCTATATCCATTAAGTTATCTACAACTATAAGTGTTGGGCTTCTACCCCACACAGTTTCAAATGCAGATACTTCATCATCTAAATCTTTTAATGTAGGTGTTGACTCAAATGACCAGAACAAGTGATTGTTCATAACCAATACTTCTTCTGCTTGCTTTGGGTCTCGCTTTAATAATTGCTCTGCTGCTGTTTGTGATATCTTACTTGACATTGCAACTAATCTCATAGCCATAGTATGAGCGTTGGTATCTGCGCTGAAGTACAGCGTAGGAACTTTGGCTCTGGCTGCAATTGCTAAAGCGATTGATGACTTGCCTGCACCTGGAGTGCCTGCAATCATTGTAATTTCTGCACGGCGCAGAATAATTCCTGCTCGTTCAAATGCCGCAAAAGCGGGTGGCAATGGTTCGCCACCCACCTCTGCTTTGCTGATGCTACGTCTTAATGTACGCAATTACTTTACCTGGTCTGCTACGAAAGTATTCCAGTCTGGTGTACCTACTCTTGCATAAACATTTTTGCATTTATCTAATGCGCCTTTTTGTGCTGGACAGAAATAACCACGGTACATTTTGCCGTCTTTACCTGTTCCTTGAATGGCTGTCATTTTTCCGTGAGGACAGTTCTTACCACCACCGATAGTTGCTGTTGGTGGAAAGTTATATTCTTGAGTAGGATATGTTGAACCTGTCTCAACAATAGATGCGCCCAGACTTGCTGCCACTTGTGCGGTTGACATAGGTACTGGGCTAGATTGGTTTTTTGATGCTGCCTCTAGTTCTGTTACTGCAGCCTTGATTGCTTCCAGTGCTTCTGCTACTAGGTTATCTAATTGGTTTCCTGTTTCGGCACGGACTGTAATCAAACTGCCTGCTGCTGACTTTACTGTGATACTGATTGGTGCTTCGGTTGAAGACACTACCTTCTCCTTACTCTGTGAATGGAACAACAAGACCTTTTTTGTCTCGCCATTGTCTTACCTTCATTGCAAATTGTACACCTTTCCATCCTTCTGCAATATCAATCCAGACTAATTTACATAAGCCTGTACCTGCAGGAAGATGTATGATGATTGCTTTATCTTTGTTAACTTCACCCCATTTACCTCGGGTTGCCGTTGTCACATCATAAGGCAACCCGTTAGCATAGATTGCTAACTGAATTGCTATGTTGTTTGGATGGTCTATGCGACCTGTTTTTATATCTGCAATGAATCTTTCTCCTTTATATTCAACAAGTCTGTCTGGTGTGCCAGCAATTTTATATTTATCTAACACACAGAATTGTTCTATAAAGATTTTATCTAGTTGCTTTGTTGCTTCTTCGTAGGCACGAATGTCCCCTGCCCACTCGTCTGGTATAGGACCTAGTTCTTGTCCTAAATCTAACTTTTCTGTAAATGCGTGTAGTGCTGTGCCTATCGTGGCTGCACGACTAGCACCTGCTACTTCCATTGCATCTTCTATGTATTTATTAATAGCCATCTTGTCATCTTGCGATGCGTTAATTGCTAATAATAAATCACTACGTATTGTTAAACCTATTGCTGCCATACGCATTTTCCAAGCGGTCAATGCTGATGGGTCATCAAGACTGTTGGCTATTGTTGTAGCCCTTGTGTATGCAATTGGTTTACCACCTTTAGGTGGTTTAACTAACGGTCTTCCGTATCTATCACGTTCTATTTGTAATTGTCCCATTGGGTCCTTGTCTCCTTCTAAGAGAGAACGGATTAGAAAGGAGACTAATCAGAACTAACCCGTTCTCTTTAGAGAATGGTATCAGACGGAAGGGTATATGACACCATTCTTTTTGGCGTGGCATTGGTAATTATGTGGTCCCCTTAGTGGCTGACTAGACCACCCACATAACAGCCTGCCAATACTATTGTTCGTCAGTGCTTGTAATATCTAACGACCAATCATCAACAGAGCCACCATCTAGTTCTAATTGAATACCATTTTCAACTATCTGGTAAGCATCATCTTCTGACTCTGCTTCTATATCTGTGATAGTAAACTCTACACGACCTGATACTGTCCAGAGTTTCTTAAGTTTATCTGCACCAATAGATTCTAGTAATTCATTGATGTCATCAACTGTGAATGTAAGTTCACTATCTCCTGTGCTGTACTGCCCGTTAAAGAAATCATAAACTTCTCTACGAATCTCTGCTATACGGTCCCAATGTTTATCCCTTAATATGTTTGAATTTTCTAGCCTCACTCGCAGTTCTGCTCGTTCATCTAGTGCAGTCTTAACCATATCTTCGGTAAATTTGATTTGATTACCGTCTGTATCTGTGTATAGATATTCCATTTTAGTCTCCTTACTTTACTTTGATTGATGTTTGTGGATGAGTAGCACCCTCTGCTTTGTCGCAGTCATTGCACCAATATCCATATAGTCCATTGGCAAACAATGATTCTGATACTACTAACTTTGTTTGTCTGCATACATTACATTCTTTATAGTTTGATATTGCTCCCATTATGCACTCAACAATTCTAGTGCTCTAATTTTCAGGCTATCAGAGCCACCTGACATAGCCCTTACGCCTGTGACTGTGCCCTTATCTTGCTTGCCGTGGTCAGCATACTCAATAATGGATTGCCACAATCCGAACTCTGTGTCACGGATATTTTCCTGTGTAGGAGAATTTTCATAAATATTTTGGGCGATGTTTCGTGCTGTAAGTGCACGGCTTAACTGATTCTTTTCGCCCTGGCTGAGTAGATGATGAGGTGTGTCTTCAATAGTAGATGGCAATGGAAATACTCTTTTGAAATATCTCAAAGCATTTTCTCTACTAACTGATTTAGTAATCAAATCATTAGCCAATGTTTGATATTCATTCACACTGTCATAAGACATCTGCATAATATATTTTACTTCTTCTATATTAAGTTTGCTGTTTGTCGTATGCTTTAGTGTGTATGTATATTTGTTATTGTTCCGATAGATTTTGTTTATCTGATTGGCACAAAACAAACGCTCAATGATTGGCTTGATGATGACTGAACTGCTGCCATCGTGGCTGGTTCTAGCCAGAATAAATGCAGCGTGTGGGTCATTGGCTACTGTCATTTCAATTGGTAATTGTAATAACATCCATACCTTTGCACCGCCATCATACTCACCTGCTGCTGCATAACGGGCTTCGCCTGAATCAATTAGTGTATCTAGCGCACTAAATAATTCACCGTTTTGAAATACTTGATAGCGATTACCAACAACACCAATGTTGTCAACCTCACCAAAAGGTGTTGTTTTAACTACGGCTTGTTTGTTTCTTACTGCTATCTGTAGTGGTTCACCTGCGCCTGGGATTGTGTATGAGGCTGTCATTGGATGCAATGATACTGACCAGTCAAGACCTGCTTGTCTGGCTACATCTCTGGCTGAGGTTGCTGTTACTGCTGTGCCTGACTTAACCCAATTGGATAAGTTTTTCATTGGTACTGTAGTTGTTGTCATTTTCCCTCCCTATCATAGATAACATCTACAACTTTAGAATGTAGTTCTTCTCCCATATTTGTGATAAAACTACTATCTACATCTATTTCATATACTCTCTTAAGTAATTTTGCCAGACTATAATCTGGATTAATCTTAAGGACTTCTTCAATAATACTCTTAGCCTCATCTTTACTTGCTTCATAAAGATAAGTAGAGAATACAGTGGTAAGTGGTATTGCTACATCTTTGTTTACTGCACTACTTAGTAGTAGTAAGTAATCAAATATGTTATGAACAGCAAACTTCTCTGAGCGTATGCCCATTAAGAAGTCACGGATTTGTACATTCTCATTGGTTGCTATGGCAACCTCTGCTATATGTTTAGGTGTTGGTTCTTCCTTGTGCATATTTTCAATTGCTTTGCGGATATCCTCCACAATACGGATGTTTGTTTGTGTATCTTCTGCTCTGTATAAACCAGTTTGTGTAAGTAGTTCTACATCTACTTCTGCTCTGAGGTCTTGTATTAGTGACACGATAGTCTCCTTATAGGTATCTTGCGATTGAGTTGTATGTGGATGTTGATACTGATTCTTCATCAGTCATCTTGAGAATACGGATAGCATTCTCAATTTCTTCTTTACTATCACGATAACTATGATTACTCATTGTTTCAAAATCACGCTCTGGTTCTGCTGGAAAATCAGTTCCAGTAGTTGTGATATCAAAATCAATATTGAGTGTTGAGTTCCACGAACGATAGTTAGTGCGTATGTTTTCGGCTTTATTGAAATTATCAATAGCCCACTTGTTCATTTCTTTACGCCATTTTTCTACAGCCTTTTGATATTTAGCATCGGCTATATCTTGTGATGCGTAATCTGTTTCTAGTTTCTTTAGTGCTTTCTCTAATGCTGCGATTACCTTAACTGTAGGTATCTTTACATTGAGAGTTCTGCCATTGCCTCTTGCCATTGTTAGTCTCCTTTTCTTTGTTGTTAGTACCAGTTATTCTTGCGCCAGTGAGCCCAAGCAACTGATGGTTTGTCATACCTGTGTTTGATATACGCCAAGCCACGAGCAATCTGCTCGGGCGCAGGCGTTGTTGGTTTCATATTCAGCAATTGTGGTATGCCAAATGCTGAAGACTTGGGGTTATCTGCAGTGTGGTCCCACGCAGATTCTTTGCCCCAAAGTTTTAGTAGTGCTTTGTATTCAGACTTGTCCCATTCTTTATACTGTGCTGAGATTAGAATTTTGGCATAGTATTTGCTCAAGGATTTGGTCCATCTGATTTCCTTCTGAACATTCTTTACTGGTTCTTTGTTGTCTATCTTGGCTGTTATACCCCAAGAAAGATTCGGAAATACTACTGATGGTATTGTCAATAGCCAACTGAATAGCACTGCGTATAGTTTCTTCATTTAATAATCCCTTTGTATAGGAAATATCCAATAGCAAGGAGGTATGCCCAGGAGATGAGCGGTGAGATGTGTGGAACTTGAGCGACTGCATTTAGTTGCTCCATATCTGTTCTCCTACTTTGTCCCAAGCATCTAGTGATACTGGTGCTCCGACTATTGTTTCTTGAACCATCTCTTTAATCTTGTTTACTTCTAAGGCAAGATTGTCTAGCCAGGTTGCTATCTCGGCTAGGTTTAGTAGCAGTTGTTCGTCTCTCATACTAGTCCTCGTCTCCCCACATTCTGTCTGGCTCGTCATTAGTTACGCATTCTTCATCGGCACTATGCCTATACTCGCAGTTTGGGCACATCTCTGCGCCGTAGTATGCGACATCATCTTCTAGTCTTGGTTCACTCATAAGGAACTGCCCCTATCTTTGCCCAAGCGCAGGCTGAACAATAGTTTCTGGATGAAAGGTCTGTTACTTTCACCATAATTTCTGAATCACAACTCCAGCAATACTGAAGTTTGTATTTTATTTCAACCATCCTTCCTCCTTCATACGGTCATAGTCTGCGTCATCATCACGGTAGTCTCCAATGTTTTCGTTGACGCGTTCTTCGCCCCACATTTTTTGCCAACATTCAGGGTGAACACCACTAATTATCTGCTCCCTGAATGGTGCTGTCAAGGATTGAAATGCTCTGCCCACATATTCACCTCTGAGATAGGTGAATAGTTCGTGTTCTTCTACGGCGATTGAGCCTACCTTGAAGCACACTGGGCAACGCTTGGTCATATAAATAGTCTTCATCTCTGAGCCCTTTCTATTTTTAATAGCCTAACTACATCCCAATAATGACGCTCCCACCTGTAGGCTGAGCGCATAGTCAATAATAAAACAGCCAACTGTGTGACTATTAGAATACATATAGCCACAATTGTTCCCATATCTAAATACATATCCTGAACCCTGTTCCTTTCCTGCGGATTACCGCTGGCGCTGGCAAAAAAAATTAAGTGGGCTAGCCAGAGCCGAAGCCCTGACTAGCCCTGAAGAACTACTTGACGAACTCCAACGCGGTGACAATTTGGTTGTCATACCACTTGGTTTGACCAGCGTTCTCACGAACTGTGGTTGTGAGGTAACCGCTAAGATTAACGGCGAACTCGGCGTTGTCGGCAATCATTGGACGCAATTGACCAATGATGGCAGGGTCTTGAATCGTAACCTGACGGCTAGCGATGAAGCGTGAACGGATTGAACCATCTGGTAGGTATTCTACCTGACGGGATTGGACGATACCTTTGACTACATTGCCGTAGTCGCGGACTGACTTCAATAACGCATTATTGAAGGTAAATGAGTTAACTGTATTCACTTTCTTTCTCCTTTTTTGGGGGCGTATCCCCCGTCACTCGGACGGGGGTAGCCCTTGGTTAGATGGTTAGTTACAATTAGGACAGTGTGTAGCCTTGTTATAGACCAAGTGGCAAGCCTGACAGATGGTCTCAGCGGGGGTAATTATGAGGCTGGTATCTAGGTCATAGATACGGTCAGCCAATTGAGCAACTGGCTCAATGAACTCAGAATTACGGTCGGTCCAATCGTGACCCGAAGGCTCCTCACGAATGACAGACCAGACGAACTTATACTGGAGATTGCCTTCATCAACAATCTGATGAGCAATCGTAATGTCACGACTGTCTCGTAGTTCCAGACAGTCAGGACATAGTTCGGTTAACGCTTGGCATTGATAGCACATATTTGTGATTGAGATGCCATTGCTTGGGTAGTTCATTTGTTTCTCCTTATCTAAGCCCGTTCGCTACGGGCTAGACAATCCAGGCCCCCGCGGCTGGAGTGGCGGCACGAAGTGCGGACGCTCCGCCCAGCGTGGTAAGTTTTTTATGATTGTCAAGCACAAAGACAAATTGTAAGTTTTGATGTAATTTTTGGGCAGCAAAAATTCAGCAAAAGTTCTATTTGGCTCTGCTTGATAAGCAGAAAAAATGGGGTATCATCTTGATGCCCGTAGCCATAATAGGTAAATCCTGATGACTCACTAGCACGGGCGTGGCTTTAGACACGGCGTGCCTGAGTCAGCCTGGATGACCCACAGATTCTGTTGGCTTTTAGTTTTTGTATTTAATAAGCCGAGCCCCAGTATCTGTATTATTATGGGCGAGGGAGACTGTCTCCTGTCCAGCGCCTGCTGTAACAGGACAGACAGTGACATCAAATTAGGCAGGCGGGGTCTTTAGACCCCAGACTGTTTAATTTGTCTGGTCTGTATTGTAGGTAACTACCAAAACTATTTTCTAGTACAAAGCCTATGCCCCCTGTTCTGTACTGATATGTCCTATTTTGTCATATTGTATTCTGTGATTTGTATAACAATTTGGTAACAAACCGTTCGGTTTGGCTGTTTGAACGGATTAATACTATATAGGGGCACAAAGTGCCCACAGACAGTAGCAAAGTCTTTCGGACTTTGCGTACAGACTGTATCTACTATCTGTTACTAACTGTCTATATAGTTTTAAGATGGGACAGTTCTGTGACTTTTCAGAAGGGTAGTAAAAACCCTAGGACCGAGGCTATGGCATCGGCAAAGGCTAAAGTAATAGCCCTTGTCTCCGAGGGTTGGACGCCACACAAAGCGATGGCTGAGGTGGGTAAGCAACCCGACACCATCCGAATTTGGTGTATGCGGGACCCTAAGTTTGCCACTGACTTAGCCCAAGCCAAAGAGGATTCTAAAGAACGAAGTCTAACCGCTCTGGGGATAGCAAGGGATGAAATTGACTTCCCACAATTTTCAGAAATGTTTTTGGACCAAAGAGTCTTTCCACACCATCAAGATTGGATTGACCTACTAGAGGGACGCGAGCCAACTTGGCTTCACCAAAATATGATTTATGAGAAGGGCGACCCAAACCGTCTTCTTATAAATGTGCCACCTGAGCACGCTAAGTCCACCGTAGTAACGGTGAACTACTCTACATATCGCATCGCGTTAAATCCTAATGTCAGAATCATCGTAGTTTCTAAGACGCTAGTCAAAGCACGGGAATTCGTGTACGCAATTAAACAAAGGTTAAGCCACCCGCGTTGGTTGAAGTTGCAAACAACTTTTGGACCCGAGGGAGGATGGAAGGAAGATTCCGATACCTGGCGTGTTGACACCGTTTATTTGGGAAGCGATGCACGTAATTCATCTGAGAAAGACCCGACTATTCAGGCTCTCGGTATGGGCGGTCAAATTTACGGTGCCCGTGCCGACCTAATAATTTTGGACGACTGTATAACCACTGCTAACGCTCACGAATACGACAAGCAGATTAACTGGTTACAAAAAGAAGTAATTACCCGTTTGGGTAAAAATGGTAAGTTGTTAGTAGTAGGGACAAGAATTGCACCAAATGATTTTTATAAAGAACTACGTGACCCGAAACATTGGTCTGGTGGTAGGTCGCCTTTTACTTATATGGGTATGCCTGCTGTTTTGGAGTATGCAGAAAAGCCGAAGGACTGGGTTACGCTTTGGGCAAAGTCGGACGCTCCGTGGGATGGCGATGATGAGACGCCTGACGAAGAAGGACTCTACACAAAGTGGGATGGACCGACACTAGCACGGCGCCGAGGCGAGGTAACACCCTCTACTTGGGCATTGGTTTATCAACAAGAGGATGTAACAGAAGATTCCATTTTTCCCGCTGAACTTGTTCAGGGTTCTATAAATGGGATGAGAAAGCGTGGTCCTTTGAGACCAGGTTCTGCTGGACATCCAAGTCAAGTTGAAGGTTATACCGTTGTGGGATTTGACCCTGCTATGGGTGCTGGTCGTGCAGCGTTTGTTGTTATGACCTATAACCGACACGATGGAAAGATTTATGTTTTAGATTGTATGGATATGGCAGAACCTACGCCACAAAAAATCCGACAAGCAATTGAAGAATTTGTTCAAAGGTATAAACCCCAAGAACTAAGAGTTGAAATTAACGCTCACCAAAAAGCATATGCACTGGACTCAGATTTACAACAGTGGTTAGCAGGTTACGGCGTAAGGTTAAACTCACACTTCACAGGCAAAAATAAATGGGACACAAACTTTGGTGTTGCTGGTATGTCTCCGCTATTTGGAAGTACGGCAAATGGTAAGCACCAAAAGAATAATATAATTGAGTTACCAAGCACTGAAGGTTCTGAAGGACTTAAGGCTTTGGTTCAACAATTATTAACCTGGCGTCCTAATGGCAGAGGTAAAACTGACTGCGTTATGGCACTGTGGTTTGGTGTTTTAAGATGTCGTGAATTTATGCAACAAAATTCCTATGTCCAAAGGTACGCTCACAATCGGTGGGCAACTCGGGCTCAGGTAGCAAAAAGATACTCAGTTAACTTAGACGATGCAATTGCAGAGCAATGGCAACAGACCTATGGATAGGAAGTAAATGCTCTCTATAGAACAAATTTCAGCCCGTGTAGAAAATCTACGTGAACGTGCTGCAGAGCGTGACTCACGCCAACAAGATGTACTTGCTGTTCGTAAAGGACAGATTTCAACTGTATATCCAGAATTTTTTCCAGAAGGCGTAGACGCTAACGTAGTAGCGAACTTTATTGACATTGTTGCCCGTGACCTATCTGAGGTTATGGCACCATTGCCTTCAGTAAATTGTTCTGCTGCAAATCAGGCTAATGACCGTGCTCGTAAGTTTGCTGACACACGTACTCGCATTGCAACAAATTATTTTGCTAATTCAGATTTACAAGTACAGATGTATACAGGTGCAGACATATACATCACTTTTGGTTTCGTCCCTTTCATTATTGAATTAGACGAAGAAGCAGGGCTACCGCGTATCCGTATAGAAAACCCAGTGGGCGCTTACCCAGAGTTTGACCGCTATGGACGTTGTATTGCCTTCGCAAAACGCTACTATATGGCAGCAGGTGAACTAGCATCACAGTTCCCTGAGTATGCACATATCTTGCTTGGTAAAGAAATGTACAAGTCAGATATGAATTATCAGTTAGAGGTTGTTCGTTATTATGATGACCAACAATCACTTCTGTATGTACCAGAGCGTAACAATTTAGTTCTATCACAGGCAAAAAATCCTATTGGTAGAATGATGGTTGTAGTAGCACGCCGTCCATCTATTGATGGTGAGATGCGTGGACAGTTTGATGATGTACTTGGAATTCAGTTGCTTCGCAACAGGTTCGCATTACTTGCGATGGAAGCAGCAGAGAAATCTGTACAAGCACCAATTGTTTTACCTTCTGATGTTAATGAACTTGAAATGGGTGGCGATGCAGTTATTCGCACCGCAAACCCTGCTGGTGTACGCCGTATTGATTTAAATATTCCACCTGGAGCATTTACTGAACAAGCGTTACTACAGCAAGAACTTAGAACTGGAACCCGTTATCCAGAGGGACGTACTGGAAACATTGATGCAAGCATTATTACGGGACAAGGCGTTCAAGCCCTTATGGGTGGTTTTGATACACAAGTCAAATCTGCTCAGGCTATCTTTGCTTCTGCATTAAGAGATGTTATTTCTGTTTGTTTTGAAGTAGATGAAAAATTCTTTGATTATGAAAAAACTATTCGTGGCGTAGATGCTGGTAGTCCATATCAAATTACATATAGACCAAGCAAAGACATTAAAAAAGATTATTCTGCTGATGTTCGCTATGGTATGTTGGCTGGTTTAAATCCAGCACAAGGTTTAATTTTTATGTTGCAAGCCCTTGGTGGTGGATTAATTTCAACAGACCTTGCTATGCGTGAGTTACCATTTGGTATTAACGTAACTCAAGAGCAAGAAAAAATTGAGATTGAGCAAATGCGTAAATCTTTGGTTCAGTCTCTACAAGCCTATACTCAAGCAATTCCACAGATGGCAGTACAAGGTGCTGACCCATCTGCTGTTATTAAAAAAGTTGCTGATGTAATTAAGGCACGCCAGAAAGGCGTAGCAATTGAAGATGCTGTTGAAGAAGTCTTTACTCCCGAAGAATTACCTCCTGCTGAGGCAGCCCCTTCTATGGTTGAGCAACCGTCCCCTGCTCCCGCTGGTGCCTCAGTAGGAGGCGCTCCTTCTTCTCCTGCACCTTCACTACAAACTTTACTTGCTAGTTTAAATGCTAGTGGAGAAGGAACCGCAAGCGCAAGGACAGCAATACGTAGATAATCTGTGAGGGGACAATGACAGCAATAGTTGGCATACAAGGAAAAGGATGGGCTGTGTTAGCAGCCGATTCAATGACTACATATGTAGACAAACCATATGTAGCAAAAGGTTGTGAAAAGATAGTTAAAGTTAATGAGTATTTAGTTGCAGTAGCAGGAGATGCTATAGCAGGAGATATCCTTAATAACTTATGGCAACCACCTAAAGTAATTAAAACGCAAGACCCAGATAGATTTATGATGATTAGAGTATTGCCATCTATAAAGCAAACTTTAACTGAAGCAGGTTATGAACCAGCACCTAAGAATAAAAATGATGATGATTCTGGTTGGGATGCTTTAGTTTGTTTTAATGGAAAGTTATATCAAGTTAGTGATGACTATGGATTTATGCGAGATGATAAAGGTTTATACGGAATAGGTGCAGGTGGGGGTTTAGCCCTTGGTGCACTAGCAGCAATAGAATCTGAAACAAAAACACACGCTAAAGCATCAAGCGCTGCTAAAAAAGCAGTTAATATAGCAATTCAATATAACATTTGGTGTGGCGGACCAGTTAATGTAAAAACGCAATTTACTAAGTAGGAGAAAAAATGGCAGAGTTAATTAGAGAAAAAGTATCTGGTGTAGGTCCAATGTCGGAAAGAACCGACCTAAATGTTTCTAACCAACCCGCTAGATATATCTCTGGACTTCCTTATGGTGAGGGTGAAGCAACTTATACTCAACAAACTGCAGCACCTATGGCTGGTACACCAGAAATGGTTGAGCAAAAGTTGCCATCAATTGTTTCATTAACTGAACCAACACAATTACCTAATCAACCAATTTCTTATGGTTCTAGTTGGGGTGAAGGACCTGGACCAAATCTTGGTGCTATGCCTGGATTAGACCAAGTTAACCCTGCAAATGTTGTTTACCGAATGATGCAATATGATACAAGTGGAGCATTAGAGGCTATCTATAATAAATTAAATGAGGCGTAATGTCTTTCACAAATCCTGTCGGACCTACACCTTTAGGCGTTAATAGTAATTTAGCAAACAGAAATCCAGAAATATACGGCGCTGCCGTTGCTGGGCAATGGAGTCCTGAAGAACGTTTTGTAATTAACAATATACAAAATCTTCTTGACTTAGATAAATCACTTGCTAGAAATTCAGACGTAGATAAGGCTAGAAAAAAATTTAAAGGACTAGACCCTGAAGTTCAAGGTGCTTTAGTATTTCTTAATCCTAACGCTGACTATCAATTAGAAGATAAAAATATTTTTCAAAAAATTGCTGGTAAAGCAATTGATTTTGTCAAAACCCCACTTAGAGGGATTATTGATACAGCAGAAACATATGTTAATTTAACACCACCTGCTGCGCCATACCGAGTAATTAGAAGTGCTTTTGATACTGGCGATGATAAGAATTTTTTTGAAAAAGTACTTACTAAAAAAACTTGGTCTGATGCTTGGAATGGCGTTAATCAATGGGACGGCGTAGCCACTAAAAAATTAGAAGAAAAATATGGCAAGGCTATGTCTTATCTTGCTATGGGTATTGCCGATGGTAAAAAACCTAGTGAAATTTTACGTGAGTATGGTCAATTAGATTCTGATATGGCTAATGCTATATCTCAACTAAGTGGTGCTACAAAAGAATGGAAAGATGCTTTTGCAGAGCACAAGGCTTATCAAGTAAATATTGGTAATGACTATACTAACTGGGCTAACAATAATCACCCACCGAAAGATGGTGGTGCTTGGTCATATATTATTCCAACAACATTAGGATTATTTCCACTTCCAGGAATGAATGAAGTTGTTGCTTCTAAAGATGGTGAAAAGTGGTTAGTAAGTAATCCTAATATTTTTTCTGATGAAAAATATACAAGCCCTTCAGGCTCTATTAATTTTACTGCAGCAATAGCCTTTGACCCGTTAACTTATGTAACTGGTGGTACCTCACTGGCTTTGACGCAAAGTGGAAAGTTAGCAGAAAAATTTGTTAATTCCTCTAAATCTACAATTCAAAAAGTAGATGAATTATTTCAAGTACCTGAGTTTGCTTCTTATCACGCAAGACTTGCTGAAGATATTGTTAAATTAAGAGAAGCCCGCCGTGCTAAAAATTATGTTGAGGCTGGTGTTATTAGAAATAGAATTGCTAATAACTTTTCACAATATGATGAAGATGGTGTTATTAATTTATTAGTTAATACTAAAGTACTAGATGACTCTGAAAATCTTGTTAATATAACAGATTTACCAACAATGCAAAAATTCTTTCAACGTGGAGAATATGCAAACTATCTAATTAACGCAAAAGTTAATGGTGGTATGTTTTATCGTGAAAACAATGTTGCACTAGAACGTCGTACTAGAAGTATTACTGATGGTCTACGCTCAATGTATGACCAAGTATTTAATGGTATTGACCGTAGGGTTCTTGAAGGTCAAGCACCAATACCAGAAAAAGTTTATGATAACTGGTTAGAATTTGAAAAGTATTTTGCTGACCAATTAAAAATTAGACAATATGGTCCTGGCTTTGAAGCAAGTATAATAGACCCTAATAAAGATGATATTATTAAAACTCTTACAAATTCAGAAAAGAATTTTAAAAAGGCTGTTGGAAATGCTTTTGCTATTCAACCAGCACAAAAACAAATCTTTTATAAAGATGGTTATGTAGAGCGTTCTTTAAATGACTTTAGAAACTTTGCTCGTTTACTTGTTGGCGACAAAATTATTGCTAATAGTTTAACTGAAAGATATCTTGCTATAGAGCCAGATGAGCGTTTAAATATGCTTCATAGCCTATATAACTTGTATCTAGATAAAATTGGTTTTTCTAATACAGCAAGTGGTATTGACCGTAAGCGTGCAATATTAGACGGAATATTTGGTGGACAAGGTTTTGGTCCAATACCAGAGTTTAAGATTCCAGCACAAATGGATTCTCCTTTGCTTGCTAATCGTTTTGGTGGACCTAGCCAGATTCTTCATACAACTCCAGGCATATCTATGCTTAACTTTGATGAGTTGTTTAGAGAAGTTTATAATGTAAATGAAGGAAATGTAAATCAACTTCTTCGTTATAAAGGTACTGGCGGATTAACAAACAATGCTATTTCTAGGGCTGCCAACAAAGCCTGGGCATTTTTGTTATTAATTCCTGACTTGGGTTGGAAGTCTGCTGCAGATAACGCTTTAGTTTATACTATGACAGCCCAGCCAAAACAAATAGTTTCTTATTTTTCTGGTAGAGGCAAAGCAATGAGCAAGGCAATTGCTGCCTGGACTGGTTCTGAAAAAACTCAAGGTTTAATTAAATCTAGAATATTAGATGTTTTTGATAGAAACCCTGCTAAATATGTTTCTCCACAGACACGTAAAGAAATGCAGGCTGTTCAGAAAATAGATACTAGTTATACATTACCAAATGGTAAAACTATTAAAACTTCTGAATTAGTTTCTGCTGATGAGTTATTCGGTGCAACATTTGAAGAACGCTTGGCTTCTACAATTATGGCTAAGTATGGTAGTAAATTAGATTCTGAGTCTAATGGTTATATGGCTGAATTGTTAATGTATAACAATCAATCAGTTGAGGCTATGATTCAATCTACAGTTGCTGCTAACTTTGCTAATACATTGGTAGATGGCACTGTTGCTGCTGAAATTTACGGCAAGTCTACACTTTCAGAAGCCCTTGAGACTGCTGGGCGTAAGGCAACTGGCGTTTATAAAAATGATGTTTACAATGCTTTAACAGATGCAGATAAAAACCTTGTTCATTTTTCTTCTTTCTACAAATATTTTGGAAAGAATATCTGGAAAAATGTAGACTTTGGTTCTCTGTTTGTTAGATATGGTGGACTTAAAACTGCAGATGATGTAACTGCGTATGTAGATGATGCAATGAAGCGTATTGGATATGAAAAATCTGCTGAAGGTAAGTGGACAGTACCTGACAAAAACGTTGCAAGAGTAAAAGAGTTTAATAGTGAGTTTGGTAAAACCTCTAATCTTAAAGCCGTAGGGTTAAAAGACTCAGAAATTACTGAATCTATAATTCGTTACTCTGCTGCTGAAATGTATACCGTGTTCCACGGTAGTTCTGATAATTTTAATCAGGCTTTATACTCAGCAATTACAGGTAAAATTCAAAGTGGGCTAGAAAAAGTAGCCAAGTCCCGTGCATTCCGTGGTAAAGACGCTATGCGCCGTACTGCAGTTGGAGAAGAACTAGTTAGTTTAACTCCTAAAGAAATTGCAAGACGACAAAAGTATGAATTAGAGCGTGGTTTAGCATCTGGATATGTACGCAATATGTCATTCCAAGAATTTGAGGAACTAAGCAAAGGGTTTGGTCTTCAAGGTGCAGTAAGAACTGACATTGATTTTCCTCTTATGGTAGACCCAGTTTCTTGGTATAAGAAACACGGCAACATTGGTTGGGAAATGATGGATAGGCAGATAAATGACCTATTCTCAGTAGATGCTTTTAACATAAAGTACATTGACCAACGTAAGAATATGAAGACAGAAGAAGCAGCCTATGAGGCTTCGCTTATTAAGCAAGGTGTTCCTGCTGAAAATGCTTCAATTCAAGCAAGTATTTACTTTACTAATATGGCTAGCAGAAATGCAGCCAATGACATATTAAAGTATGTTGATAACCCAGAAGTTAAAACACAATTAGCGTTTAATCTTCGTGTTGCTGGACGTTTTTACCGAGCAGTAGAAGACTATACAAGACGTTTAGTTAGATTTAGTACTCGTCATCCAGAAAGAGTTCTATATCGTTTAGGTCATTTTAGTCAGGCTATGGACGGTAGCGGTATGACATACACAGATGACAATGGTACTGAGTATGTTCTTATACCTAATGATGGTCTTTTCTGGAGAACCGTAGCCCCAGCCTTTGCTGCGTTAATGAATCCACTTGGAACAGCACAAGCAGTACTTGGTAGAAACTGGGACTTTTTTAAACAACCAGCCTGGAATCAATATACATTAAAGATATCTATGCTGAACCCAGGTTATGCCGAAGGTTCAGGTTTGCCAACACTTACTGGTCCTACAATTGCAATTCCAGTACTAGGTGCTAGACAATTGTTAAATACAGTAGGTACAAGATTTGGTTCTCCACTAGCCCTTGAGATTGGCGAAGAACTAGATAACTGGTTACTTGGTCCTCAGAGCGATAACACAACTTGGCTTCGTGGTTTAATACCAACTAACGTATTAAATGCTTGGAATACATTACCACTTGCTGATAAAACTGGCGCAATGGCTACTGCAATTTATCAAGCAGGTGCTTATATGCAGATAAATGACAAGACAAGATTAAAGCCAGAAGATTATCTTAATGAAAAGAAACTAGGTCAATACTATGACCGACTAAAACTTGCAGCCCATAATGTTGTTGCTGGTAAACTTGGGTTTAATATTCTTTCTCCAGTTCCACTAGGAAGTACAGAGCCAGGAGTATTACCTGAACTTCGTGAAATTGGTATAGTAGGTTTCCGTCAGGAATTTAGTGATATTCTTCGTGGTGTACTTAGTGTTAATTCTCAATATGGTTATAACTTACAAGACCCAATAGGTACAGCAGTATCTATCTTTGCATCAGAGAATCCAGATAAATTAATTTATACTGTTAGTAAAAATAGTCAACAAGCAAGAACTGCTATTAACTATACCCAAGAAACTAAAAAATGGGCTATTGATAACGTTAAGTTATTAAAAGATTATCCAACAGTAGGTTGGGTATTTGCCCCACACATTGGCGAATACGACCCATCTGTAATGTATTTCTTACAGGCTGCTGATTTAATATCTGAAAAAGATAATGTATTTGATAATAACAATCAGGTATTAAGAAGATATTTAACAGAGTTGGCTGCTGTGAAAGACCGCCAAATGTATTTTGATGTAGACAGAGAAGTTCAACGTTTACTTAATGACCCAGAAAATCCTGACCGAAACAATTATATGTATCGGAAAGACCTTATGGAAAAGGGTAAGAATACAAAGCAGGTAATCCTTGCTGGTAATGCAGCCCTAAGAGAAGTATTACTTAATAGCAATTGGGAAAATAGACAATCTTTGCTAGGTAGATTTAATAACCTTAACTCAATGTCTAATGACCCAGAGGTTATGAAGTTAATGGAAAAACAAAAGAATGATGTTGTTCTATCTAACCTACAAAAGATGACAGCATTGGCTAACCGAATGCTAGTTGTTTTTGAGGATACAAAAATTCGTGGACAATTTGGTTCAGAAGAAGCATTAGAAAAAGTCTATAGAGATGGGATTACTAATTTGGAAAATGTAGCAGGTGCAAATCTAACATTAGCACACGCATACTCTAACATTATTAGACCTTTGCTAGATGACGTTTATAGCACCCCTACAGTAGCGATAGCGAGACCATAGTGAATAATCTCCAGTATTATATTGATGAGGTAAGACGCCAAAATCCTGGTATGTCAGATGCTGATGTTCAAAGTATTGCTAACAAGATTTACAAAATGGACCCTCAGTCTGACTTTACAGGTAAAAGACCTAAACAAGACCCAGCATTTAAACTATTTAAGGCTAACCTAAAGACTACTCCTGCTCCTTCAACACCTACACCAGGTGCATTAGAAAAAGGTTCTAGCGTAAAAGGTCCTATTAACCAACCACAATTTCAACCTATAGCAACTGGTGAAAGAACAAACTTCGTAGAGTTTGTTGATGGAACACTTGCTTATAATGCTGGTGGTCCTGGCTCTATTAGTAATGAACCATTCATTTCTGGTCGTTCAACCCCTGAACAACCCAATCCAAAGCCTATAGTTATTCTTCCAACGGCTGATGGTAAGCGCTTTTTAGTTGGTGATTTAGATAAATATGTAGCAGATTATCTTAGCCGTATACCTGCTGGTGATGCTAAATATTATAAAACACAATTAAAAGATTACTACGCAACCAATGATGCTTTTAGAAAATCTATTGGTAGTGGTCCAATAACAGATAAAGATGAAGATTTTGCTAAAGCAATTAAAAAAGCATTACAGCAAATTACTGTAAATAACTTTTATTCTGGACAACAAGTAGGTCAAGCAGTACAAGATAAAGTTGTTCAACCTGGTACTGCCAATTCTCAAGGTTTTTATAGTTTTGATTCTTGGGTACGTAGCCGTGTAATGACACCAGAACCATATACAGAAAGTATGCGGAGCAGTGGGTTAACCACTAGGGCTGATGCTTTAGCAGAGTTTAGACGTACAGTTCAACAATATGTTGGTGATTTTGATTTAGTAAATAACTATGATGCCTTGGCTGAAGCATACTGGGAAAAACTTCACAAAGAAGAACTAGCCAGAATGAGCCAAAGTACAAGCGTTACTGACCCTATTACTGGTAATAGAACTACTAGAGGTACATCTTATAATCAACTATCCGAACAAGATAGATTAGAAATGCGTATTAATTTTATTACTAAAGGTGCTATGAATAAAAAAGGTAAAGTAGTAAGCACTGGTATTAGAGAAGCAGAACCGCTAGAACTACAAGATGCTGGCGGTACTATTGGTGATAACTATACTAAGTTAAAAAGTTATGCCTATGATTACGGTGTTAAGTTATCAGATGCTCAAATAAAAGAAAAAGCAGCCGAGGCTTTATTGCCAGGTGGTTCTATAGATGAGCAAAAAAGAAGTATTCAAATGGCTTCTAGGGCTTTATATAAAGGTTTAGATTCTTATATTCAAGGTGGTTTAAAGGTATCTGATATTGCAGACCAATATAGAAAACTTAAGAGTAGCGAACTAGAACTAGCAGATGGTGCTGTAGATATATTTGATGCAGATGTTCAATCTGCTTTGACTGCAGAAAAATTAATGGACCCTATTACTTATACTGGTATGTTAAGACAAAATCCAAATTGGAAGTTTACAAAGAAAGCCAATGAATCAGCGGCTGGTCTTGTAGATACAATTCTTAAAACTTGGGGAGTTGCTTAAATGGGTTATTTAGATAATTTAAATTGGGAAAGAAATCAAGCAAACAAATTAGTTTCAGATTCTGCTGCAAGTAAAACTGTTGGTGTTGGCACACCATTTGGTCAGGCTGGAAGTACACCTGCTGGTGCAGTTCCTGCTCTTAGTGTAGGTAGTCAATCTCCAGTCAGTGGTTTAACTATTACTGGTTCACAACGTAATGCCGCTAAAGAGGCAGAGGCTTTATCTATTGGATATAGCAAAGAGTATATTGCTTCTCGTGGTGGCATTAATTCACAGGGTTACTTTAATGACACTCCTTTATCTGGACAGTTAACTGCTGAAGAACAAAAACAAGTAACACTTGCTAATGGAAGAACTGATACTATTGCAATGGCTAAAATTCTTCAAGATAAAAAAAGAGAAGAGTTAAAAAAACAAGGTTTATCAAGTGCTGAAATAGAAACAAAATTAAACAAAGAATGGGGACAACTATATACAGCATTAGGTCAAACTGGTGGTTTTGATGCTAATGGAAATCCTACCCCTGGTGGACAATATGACTCTACTGGTAAATTTGTAGGTGCTTCTGCTCCTGGCTCTAGCCTTGGCGCAGGTATGGATAATGTATCTCAAGAAAAACGTGATGCATATGCTCTTGTTGAGCAAACAATGCGTAGTTATGGATTTAACGAAGCAGAACTAACTGAAATATTAAACTATGTTAAGACTGGTTTAGTTAACCCAAGAATGGGTGCTAATCAATTAGTAATTGAATTGCGTAATCTGCCATCATATAAAGCCAGATTTGCTGGTAATGAGACCCGTAGAAAAGCAGGTTTAAATGTTTTATCTGAAGCAGAATATCTAGCACAAGAAAAAGATTATTCAGAAACTTTAAGAAGATATGGTCAGCAAAGACTGGCTAATCGTGCACAGTTTGCTACATTAATTGGTAATGATATATCTAATACTGAATTAGGTAGTCGTGTTGGCATAGCCGTTAATCGTTTATCTAATACTAACCCAGCAGTTTTGGGTCAATTAAGAACATATTATCCAACAATTACTAACTCAGATATTGTTGCTTATTTCTTATCTCCAACAGAAACATTGCCAGAACTAGAAACTAAAGTAGCAACTGCAGAAATTGGTGCAACTGCTGCACAATATGGTTTACAATCTGACCTTTCTAGAATTTCTGAACTACAAAAATATGGCGTAGATTTAGCAAGAGCCCGTCAAGGTTATGAAAACATAGCAAACATATTGCCTAGAACTGAATTACTAAGCGATATATATAAGCAGGCTGGTATTAATTACAATCAAACAACAGCCGAACAAGAAGAATTTAAAGGGCTTGCGTCTGCAAGACGTGCCCGTAATCAACTATCTCAACTTGAAACCGCTGCATTTAGCGGGTCTTCAGGACTAGGTAGAACTTCGCTTACAAGAAATATAGGCGGAACAATATAAGAATCCCGATGTGGACCGACCAGCCCCACACGGTGTATGAGACTGGTAGCAAGAGCCAGCCTATCTACCCCTGGATAGAACTGAGGCTTGCGACTAACAACGAATAGAAAGGGTGGTTGCTATGAGCAACAACTACTGGGATGAAGACGAAGACGACCAAGATACACCAGAGCAGCAATTAACTGGCGATGATTTAGTTAAGAAACTAAGAAAAGCCAAACGTGCTGACGAAAAGCGTATCAAAGAACTATCCGAACAACTTGAAGGATTCCTCAAGGAACGTAAGGAAAGAACCGTCACGGAAGTCCTAGCAAAAAAGGGAGTAAACGCTAAGGCTGCTCGCCTAATACTTAAAGATGTGAATGATGCTACTGAAGAATCTATTGATTCTTGGCTTCGTGATAACGGAGATTTAATTGGCTACAATCCACAATCAGAGGTTGAAGAAAAGCAGAAAGACCTTGCTGCATTACGTCAGCAAGATATTGTAACTCAAGGCGGAATTGCTCCAGACAAAGCCGTAGACATTGAACGACAGATTGATTCTGTGGATTCAATGGATGATTTATTAAATCTTCTACGCAATTCCTAACAGTTCATAGTCACTGGAGGTGACGCAAAAATGGCTAATGCCTATACATCAACCGCAAGTACCTCTCTTGGAGGTTCCGTTGGTGGTGCTGGTCTAGTACAAAAGGCGTATGACCGTCTTCTGGAATTTGCGCTTCGCTCTGAACCATTAATTCGTTCAGTCGCAGATAAGCGTCCTGCTAAGCAGGCTTTCCCAGGAGCAACAGTCGTACTACAAAAGTATGTAGATTTAGACCAAGCAACTACCGCACTAACTGAGACAACTGACCCAGATGCAGTATCTCTTTCAACACCAACATCTGTAACAATTACTCTTAATGAGTATGGTAACGCAGTACTAGTAACCCGTGCTCTTGAGTTATTCTCATTGGCAGACGTAGACCCAGCAATTGCAAATATCATTGCATACAACCTTGCTGATTCTATTGACACTGTTGCAATGAATACTCTTGGCGCAGGTTCAAACGTTCTATACGGTGGAAGCCGTACTTCAACAGCAACTCTTACTGCTTCTGACACAATTGACTCAGCAGACATCCGCAAGGCTGTTGCTAAGTTACGTGCTAACAAGGCTAAGGCTCGTCGTGGTTCTTACTACTGGTGTGGTATCCACCCAGAAGTTTCACACGACCTTCGTGCCGAGTCAGGTAACTTGGGCTGGAACTTTGTTCACGCACAAACACCTGGCAACGTTGACAAGATTTGGGCAGGAGAAATTGGAGATTATGAAGGAGCATTCTTCGTAGAGTCTTCACGTCTTGCTAACTCTAAGTCAGGTGCTGACCAGACTGCTCTAACCACAACAGCAGTAACTGTTGCTGGTACTTCAGCAGGCTTTACAATCGGAGTTGCTTCATCTTCCGTCATTGCTTCTCGTGCAGAAGTTGGCGATAAGATTGCTGCTACAGGTATTGCTTCAACAGCAAAAATTGCCTCTATCAGCACATCTGGAAATACTACAACCATCACTGTAACTGTTGCCAATACTGGCGCTGTTGCTGTTGATGCAACTGTAACTGTAACTCCAGTAACCCGTGTATTTGACACAATCCTTTGCGGTTCACAAGCAATGGCAGAAGCCGTTGCAGAAGAACCACACATTGTTATCGGTAACGTAACTGATAAGTTGATGCGCTTCCGCCCAATGGGCTGGTACGGCGTACTTGGCTTTGCAATTTATCGTGACGAGGCTTTGTATCGCATTGAGACTGGTTCATCAATCGCTGCTAAATAGTTGATTGACGGTAAGACACTGTTTATACGGCGAATACGTTGCAGTGTCTTACAGTAAATTCACTAGGAGGAATTATGACCGAATGGTTATTTAAAACACCAACAGTAGAAGAAGGTCCTGCTGGTGGTCATAGGTTATTTTACTTTTATAAAATAGACCGTGGTATAACTATTGTCAGAAATGACAATGGTCAATATGCACAGATTAGATATCCACAAGATAGTGATTTATTAAACTATCCAGTTGTATATCGCGGTGGATATAACTACACGGTAGATGATGCTACTAAAGCATCATTGATTGCTGGCGATGTAGGTATAACAGAAAGCAACTTTACTGCTATATGAAACATTGGGAATATCATCCAGAACCAGTAGATGATTGTTTTGGATGTAAAGCACTTTCTTTACAGATGAATACAGGTGATGCAGATAGTCGTAGGACTATGCCTAATAAAGCATTTAACCAAGAATTGAATGCCTATCAAGCCGCTAGGGCTCAAGGTATTCAGCCAAATGGAACTTCTATGGCGAAGATTCAAGAGGCAATTAAGGCTAGCGAAGTACTAGGCAAACCTTATGATGGCAATAAAATGCCACCAGCAAAAAATATCAATAAACAAACAGCGACAGTAATGAAAGAAATAGGAGCATAAAATGCCAATGGTAAACGGAAAGAAATTCCCATATACAGCCAAAGGAAAGAAAGCAGCAAAGGCTTATGCAATGGGCGAAAAGATGGAATCTAAGGCTGAAAAAAGAATGGAAATGAAAAAAGGTATGAAAAAGTCAGCCCCTAAGAAGTCTATGAAGAAAATGGGCAAAAAGAAGTGAAGCCTGGCAAAACTCGTATAGGCGAAAGCAAATCAACTATTGCTCGCTATATTGAAAATGCAGCCAAAGAATATGCTGAATGGAATGAACGTGGCAGAACAGATTCTGAGGCTGGACAATTTTGGGGTGCTGTTTTACAAGGACGCCGTTATGACCAAAAAGGTCGTCAAAGATGAAGGCTAAAAAAGGTATGGGTTTTAAAGCAGCCCAGAAATCTATTGCTAAAAAGCAAGGTATTAGTATGGAATCTGCTGGTGCAATTCTAGCCAGTGGTGCACGTAAAGCCTCTGCTGCTGCAAAGAAAAAAAATCCTAACCTAAAAAAGGTTAAAGGTAAAGCAAAGAAAAAATAATGTCATCAGGTCAACTTAAAAGACACGATGGTTTTAATAACACACAAATTAAAAACGGACTAGTTGTAAGACTCCGTAAAGATGGAACTGTAAAAGAAGTTCTAGGAAAGTATGGGGAATATGGCAAACAAGAAAGACCCAAGACTCGCTAGAGCGGGCGTGTCTGGATTTAATAAACCTAAACGCACTCCTAATCATCCTACTAAATCACACGTTGTTGTGGCTAAAGAAGGTAGTCAAGTTAAAACTATTCGCTTTGGCGAACAAGGTGCAAAGACTGCTGGTGCTCCCAAGGCTGGTGAGTCTGAACGTATGAAAATGAAACGTAAATCCTTTAAGGCTAGGCACAGTAAAAATATTGCCAAAGGAAAAATGTCTGCTGCATACTGGGCAGATAAAGTAAAATGGTAGCCAAAAAGAAAACAAAGTCTAAAGTCAATGAGGCTGGTAATTATACTAAACCTGGTATGAGAGCAGCACTATTTAAAAAGATTAAGGCTGGTTCTAAGGGTGGAGACCCAGGAGAATGGTCAGCCCGTAAGGCTCAACTACTTGCTGTTGAATATAAAAAGCGAGGCGGTGGCTACAAGTAATGGCACTGGCTAAATCACAGAAGTCTTTAAAAGACTGGACTAAACAAAAGTGGACAACTTCAGATGGTAAACCATCTAAAGGTAAAAAAAGATATTTGCCTAAAAAAGCCTGGGCTAATTTAAGTGCAGCAGAAAAGGCTGCAACTAATAAGGCTAAGGCTGAAGGTAACAAAAAAGGTAAGCAGTTTGTTAAACAACCAAAATCCATAGCAAAGAAAACGGCAAGGTATAGATAATGGCAACAGGCACAGCAGGTAGTTCATTTACTAGCGAACTTAATCGCTTGGCTAATGGCGGAACATATCCAGCAATATCAGCATATAAAGCCCCAACTGCTGCAGCCAATGCTTATGCAGAAACAACTGGGTTAGCCCTAATTGCTGCGTTAAATAAAAAAGCAGATACTAACCGTCAACCTAATGACTATAAAGCACTGGGTGGAATTTGTAATGAACTTGCTGGGACAACAGGACTTTCCCCTACTGACGCTCTAAGGAGCATAAATCTATGACATATACCTTGGCTCAAATGATGGATGAAGTTCAGATTAATTTATCTGGATATACATATCAACAAGACCGCTCTACATATTTAACAACTGCTGTAACTACATTAACATCACCTAGTTCTTCACCATTAATTCTAAGCCTTGCCTCTACTCAAGATTTAGGTAAAGGTATTGTTGAAATTGATGATGAATTAATATGGGTAGATAACGTAGACCGTGTTGCTAACACAGCAACTGTATCTCCTTATGGTCGTGGCTATCTAGGCACTACTGCTAGTACTCACGCAGTAGATGCTAAAGTAACTGTTAGCCCAATCTTTCCTAGAGAAAGTATTAAAAAGGCTATTAATGATACAGTCCACGCAGTTGGTGGTTCCATCTATGCTACTAAACAAACTACATTTACTTACAATGCAGCAATTACAACATATGAATTTCAAGATTTAAGTATTGAAAATATATTATCTGTATCTTGGCAGGACATTGGTCCTAGTAAAGAATGGATAAGAGTTAGAAGGTGGGACTTTGACCCATTTGCTGATGTAACTACTTGGGGTAGTGGTAGTCAAACTATAACTATTGGGGATGTAATTATTGCAGGTAGAACAGTAAAGGTTATGTATGCTACTAGCCCATCTGTTTTTACCGCTACTAATCAAGACTTTGCTACACAAACTGGCTTGCCAGAAAGTACTAAAGATGTAGTAATTCTTGGTGCTGCTTATAGATTATTACAATATCTAGACCCAGCACGTGCTGCTCAATACAGCCCACAGGCTGATGAGATTGACGCTAAGCGTCCGTTCGGTGCAAGTAATAATGCAGTCCGACAACTATTTGGTTTGTATACCCAGCGTCTTAACGAGGAACGCTCTAAGCAACAAAATCAATATCCACCCCGACTTCACTATAGCGCCCGATAGGAAGATAAATGACAACACGACAATACTCATCTCGCTCTCAACAGACTACATTAACATCAGCAATTACTTCTGGTGCTAGTTCAATATCAGTAGTATCAGGTACTGGTTTACTTGGTGCTGTAAGTATTCCAGCAGGAAGAACCTTTACTTTAGTAATTGACCCAGATACTGCTATTGAAGAAATTGTAGATGCCACAGCCAACCCGAGTACTAATACTTTTACCATAACACGAGCCATTGATGGCTCAACAGCACAAGACCATTCTGCTGGCGCAGTAGTTCGTCATATGGCAATTGGTAGAGATTATCGTGATGCTAACTTACACGCTGAGGCTACTGGTTCTTATAATGATGGTGCTGGTGTTGCTCATACAATGCACGGTATTGGGTCTACCGAAGGTGTTGTTGTTGGTACACTTAAAGAACAAACACTTACCAATAAAACTCTTACTAGCCCAATAATTTCTAATCCAACATTTACTGGTACACCATCTGCTGAAGCAAGTATAGTTTTTGAAGGTACAACTGCAGATGCTTATGAGACTACCCTTACAGTAACTGACCCAACGCAAGACAATACAATTACATTACCTAATACAACTGGTACTGTAGTTATTGCTAATGCTGTTCAGACTTTAACTAACAAAACAATGGGCGATGCCCTTAATGCTGGTGGGTTTAAGATTACAAATCTTGCTACACCAACAGATGCTAGCGATGCAGTGCGTAAAGATTTTGCTGATGCTCAGGTAGCAGCAGCAGCCACATCTGCAGCATCTGCTGCTACTAGTGCTTCATCGGCTGCTACAAGCGCTTCTAGCGCTCTTACAAGTGCTAATAGCGCATCTACTTCAGCATCTAGTGCCCTAACATCGGCTAACTCTGCTGCAACATCTGCATCTACTATGGCAGCCAGCGTTGCTGCTGCCCAGACCTCAGCAACTTCTGCTGCTGCTAGTGCTACTGCTGCTGCAACTTCAGCAACTAGTGCTGAAACATCAGCCACTGCTGCAGCAACAAGTGCATCTTCGGCTAGCACTTCAGCATCTTCTGCTTTAACTTCTGCTAATAGTGCATCTACATCTGCTACTGCTGCAGCCACTAGCGCAACAAGCGCAGCAGCATCTGCAACTGCAGCAGCAACTTCGGCTACATCTGCAGCAGCAAGTGCAACTGCTGCTAGTACATCTGCCTCAAGTGCAAGTACATCTGCATCATCAGCATTAACATCTGCTAACTCAGCAGCCACAAGTGCTGCTAGTGCAGCAGCATCTTTTGATGCCTTTGATGATGAATACCTAGGACCTAAGTCATCTGACCCAACTGTAGATAATGACGGCAATCCTTTAACTGCTGGTACTTTGTATTACAATACAGTGCTTCCAGGTATGAAGGCTTATACAGGTAGTGCTTGGCAAGTAGTAGCACCTGATACATCTAACTTCGTAGATAAAGCATTATGGTCTGCTAAGGGAGCAATTGTTTCTGCTACAACTGCATCTACTCCAACAGCATTAACTGTAGCCTCAACTAACGGATATATTCTTTCAGTTGATAGCGCTGAAGCAACAGGATTAAAATGGGTTGCACCTAACCCAGGAGATATAACTGGCGTAACTGCTGGAACTGGTTTATCGGGTGGCGGTACATCTGGTGATGTAACTTTAAACCTTGCCGATACTGCAGTAACTCCCGCTTCATATACTTACACAAGTTTAACTGTTGATGCTCAAGGTCGTATAACCGCAGCATCAAACGGAACCACCCCAGTAACTTCTGTTACTTCAGGTAATACAACAAGAATTTCTGTTGGCGGTACGGCTACTGCCCCGACAATAGATTTAAGTACTAGTGGAGTAACCGCTAATACTTATACCCTTTCTACTATTACTGTAGATGCTTACGGTAGAATTACCTCTGCTTCTACTGGAGTAGCGCAGGGCGAAACATTTAATCCACTACTACTGATGGGAGCCTAACTTGGCTGCAACATATAAAGTGCTGGGTCAGGTTAATCCCAGCGCAACAACAGCAACGACTGCGTATACCGTACCGTCTGCTACAGAAACTGTAATATCAACTATTACGGTGGCTAATCTTGGACCTGCACCTGCTACATACAGAATAGCAGTCAGACCAAATGGAGCAACTCTTGCTAATGAACATTACATTGTGTATGACTCTGGTGTGGCTCCACAAAGTACAGATACTTTAACTATAGGAATAACCTTAGATGCTACTGATGTTGTAACCGTATACGCAAGTACAGCAACAATGGCATTTAATCTATTTGGAAGCGAGATTGCATAATGGCAACAGGAAATATTAAAGGTAATAAAAGAAATTATGCACGACCAGGTAAACCAACAGTTAGTGCAACTGCTTCTACTACTACATCTACAGCAGCAGTTACTGTAAGTCTTGGAATTGGTCCACAAGCAACAAGTTATACAATTTCAGCAACTTCACCAAACACTGCTGCTGTTATTCCAGCAACTCAAACTGGAGTTGCTGCTGATGCAAATGGTGTTGCTACTGCAACATTTACTGGATTAAGTTCCAGTCAGGTTTATACATTTAGTGCTTTTGGTATAAATTACAATGGCTCTGGTACTGAACTTGCTGCAAGTAATAGTGTTACTGCTGCTGCTATTTATTCTGCATCTACTAGTTATACAACTAGTGGTTCTACAACTGTTACGGTTCCAACATTTGCTACAAAAATGTCAGCACTTGTTGCTGGCGGTGGTGGTGCTGGTTCTGGCTTTTATTACAACACTGGTTTTAACGCATCTATACCAGGAGTAGGTGGTGGTGGAGGCGGTGCCACAATATTTAAAGATTTTACAGTAACTGGTGGAACCACATTTACTGTAGTAGTAGGTGCTGCTAATGGAACGAGTAAAATTACTTATGGTGGAGTAGATATTGCTACCGCCAATGGTGGTAATTCTGGCGCTGCTAGTAATAATGCTCAAACTCCTGGTACTGGTGGTACTGGAAGTTCTAATGTTTCTGGCGCAACAAATGCAGCAGGTGGCTCAGGTGGTGGACAATATGGTAACGGAGGAAACGCTACTCAATTAGTTCCATACTCTTTAACAAATACAAATATTACTCAAGGTCACGGCGGAGGTGGTGGCGGAGGTAAAGATTCAAACTCAGGTGCTGCTAACAATGGTGGTACTGCACAGGGCGGTGCTGGTAGCCAAAATAGATATACTAATGGTGGCGCTGGCGGTGCATTTGGCGGTGGCGGCGGTGGTGGCGGCGTTGAAAATAACGAAGGACCTACTGGTTCTTCTGGTGGTCCTGGCGGTTCAGGTGGAGTATTCTTATACTTCTTATAGAAATAACAAGGGGGCAAAATGAAAAAAATAACATTTACTAATGTGCTTGGGTTGGATTTTTTTCCACCCAAGCCAGCAGTAAAAGAAGTGCCAGATTGGTATAAAAATACACCAGAGTATACTGGTGAACAAGTTAAAAAAGTTATTGAACCTGGTTCTAGTATACATACAGTTAAAAAATGTATACCTGTATTTGATGCTATAACTGCTGGATATATTCTTTATACTCAAGTAGATGTACAAGTAACTCAAAAAGATGGGTTTCCGTATTACATTTGGTCTGACCAAAATGCTATTTCTTTCCATCCAATAGAACAAGCACCTTTACATCCAACAAAAAATGAAGCACCGTATCCTAAGTGGAATAATCCTTATGCAATTAATACTCCGCCTGGATACTCAGTTTTATTTACGGCACCAATGCATAGAGAATCTGTATTTACTATTCTTGATGGCATAGTAGATACTGACACATATAAAGCCCCAGTTAATTTTCCATTTGTATTAAATGATGTCAAATGGGAAGGTGTAATACCCGCAGGAACTCCTATGGCTCAAGTAATACCGTTTAAACGAGAGTCTTGGGAACATAAAATAGGCTCTGACAAAGAGCGTATAGAACAAGATAAGGTAACTAGAAAACTAAAAACCTTATTCTTTAATTCTTACAAACGACAATTCTGGTCACGAAAGGAATATAAATAATAATGGCAACATTTGCTTCAATCAAAGATGGAATAGTTGATAACTGCATAGTAGCAGAATCACTAGCAATCGCAGAAGAAATTACAGGTCTTACCTGTATTGAATATACAGTACCTTCAGTAGGATATGCCTATGTTGATGGTAAATTTATTGCTCCGTCAGGAGAGTAGGGAAACTTAAATGGCTGATAATACATCATTAACTTTATTTAGAGGTGCAGCAGCAACTTCTAATACAACTTTATATACATCTCCTGTAAATATGGCGGTATGTGTAACTAATATTGCAATTACAAATCCAAATACTGCTGCAGTTACTGCTACAATTAATTTGGCTACTGTACCATTATTATCGGCTTTATCTATTGCTGCTAATACTACAACATATATTACACCTGACCAAATTATTTACAATACTGAAACTATTACTGGTTCTGCATCAACTACCGCAGTCAGATTTCATATAGCAGGTTACGAAGTCTATTAATAAATAGGGGGACACAATGATAGGAAAAAATGATACAGTAGCCATTGGTTGGTGCGATAATGGTACTACCGATGGTAAGTTTACTGAAGGTTTAACTACAGCAATTCTTGCTGGACCAGGTAATGGTATGATGATTCATACTAGTCTTAGGGTTCAAGGCAATCAAATTGGCAGACAACGCCAAGTATTGTTTGACCACTGGGCTGATAAAATTAAAACAGACTGGTTGTTATGGGTTGATTCAGACATAGTATTAAATTTAGATGCTATGAAGTTATTATGGCAAACAGCGGATAAAATTAATCGTCCTGTTGTTAGTGGTGTTTATTTTATATCTAAGGAAAATGAAGGCACATTAATGCGTCCATTTCCTATTTTGTTTGATAATGTAAATGAATTTCAAATTAAATATCATCATCCATTACCAGAAAATCAAGTGCTTAAAGTTGATTGCGCTGGGTTTGGTTTTGTATTAATGCATAAATCTATTGTGCCTAAAATGCGTGAAGCACACCCTGGCAAAGGTATGTTTATGGAAACTGGCGATGGTCAAGATGACCATTTTGTTGGTGAAGATATTATATTTTTTCGTAGAATGGAAAAGGCTGGCATACCATTACACGCTCATACAGGAGCGTTAGTTAAACATATAAAGCGATTTAGTCTTGACTATGACTATTATGCACTGTATTGGGCTAATGAACATTTAAAAGAAAAACTAAAGGAACAACAACAGCAAGGAGAATAAGTGGCTGGTCGTGATATTACCGAAGGTCGTGCAACCCGAGCCATAGCCGTAGATGTAGGTGTTGTTGCAACCCAATCTATTTGGCAAAATACTGACATTGCTTATGATACCGCTCTTGGTGGTATGCCGTTTATATATTCTATCTCTGACCAACGACCATATATTCGCCAGACTGCTCCCTACAGAAAGGAACAGTTTGATAACCAAACTGAACCTGGTGAACAGTCTCTAACTGGGTGGTGGATAAGAAGCCAGTCTTCATTTCACGATGGGGCTGGCATTACTTTTTATGACCCTGCTTTAATTGCTGGTGAAAGTACTTATCAGTTTAAAGATAGTCGTGGCGTTAATGTCTGGAACAAAGGTGAAGTAACTTTATTAAAAAATACTAGTAATGCACACTATACAACTCATCCTCTTGATGATAATGGTAGGGCATTTCAAAGTGCTCGTAGTATAAAGTGGTCTAACACTGATGGTGTTTTATTATTAGATGGTTATGATGTAGATAAAATTGCTGCTGATGGAACATTAACTGATTTTATTGATTATAACGCTGGTACTGATGATAAAGTATTTGCTATTTGCGATGATGGCACTACTGCTTTTTGGGTAACCAATGACACTGGTCCATCTGGTAAATTAGAAGTAAATAAAAAAGCATTAACTGCTGATGCAAATACATCAGCAACTGTTATGTTTACTATTAATGGTATTACTGTAACTAATGCAACTATGGAATATATTAAAGACCGTATTGTTATGGGTGCTAACAATAAGATATATGAATTTTCAACTACTGCTAGTAGCGCACCTACTGCTGTATATACACATAGTGATGATGACCATATATTTACAAGTATTACAGCATCTGGTACTGCTATATATGTAGCAGGTTTTTCTGGTATACAATCTAGTATTTATAAGTTTGTTTTAACTGCTAGTACGGGTTCAATGCCATCATTAACTACTGCTATTACAGCAGCAGAAATGCCAGCAGGAGAAAAAATATATAAGATTGCTTATTATCTTGGTTATATGTTGATAGGCACTAGCAAAGGTATTCGTGTTGCAACTGTAGATGATAATGGTTCTATTCTTTATGGACCACTTATGGTTGAAACTGACCAACCTTGTTATGACTTTGCATTTAGAGATAGATTTGCTTGGTGTGCTACTGGTGTAGCAGGTGAAGCAGGAGTTATCCGTATAGATTTAGGTAATGATTTAGGTGGTTTAAGATTTGCTTATGCAAATGATTTATGGTTAGACAATGGTGTTACTGGATATAATACAACTGCTTGTGCTTTTGCTGGAGAAACAGACAGATTAGTATTTGCTACAACAGCATTAAATCGTGGCACGATTACAAATAAACAATTAACATCTAATGTTGCAACTTTAACTACAGCAACAGCACACGGATTAACTACTGGAGATAGCATTTGGGTAGAAGGTGTTGATACTACATTTAATGGTCAATATTCAATTACATCAGCCACAACTACAACATTTAGTTATACTAAAGCAGCAACTAATGTAGCCTCTACAGCAGTTACATCAGCCACAGCATTAGTAAATGAAACTGGCACAATTAATATTGAGTCAAATAGTACGTTAATGACGGATGGATATATTCAAACTGGTTACATTAGATACAATACTCTTGAGCCTAAAAACTTTAAACGTCTTATAGGTAGAGGTGAGTTTACCTACGGTTCTATGACATTAGAAACTGTAGATGCAGATGGCACAGAGTATGACATAGTTACATATGATGCTTCTGTTGGTCCAGTTGAGGTAACAACTACTCAACCAACTGGTAGCCAAGAATATCTTGGATATAAATTTATTCTTTTTAGAGATGGAACTACAAATAGTTTAGGTCCTATATTTAAAGGTTATCAAGCAAAGGCTACTATTGCTACACCGCGTCAGCGAGTAATTAAGTTTCCTGTCTTTTGTTATGATGTTGAGACAGACAAGTATAATGTAATGGTTGGCTATGATGGTCGGGCAAAAGACCGTATTGCACAACTAGAAACCATTGAACAAAATGGTGACATAGTAACTTGGCAGGATTTACAAACTGGAGAATCACGACAGGTTGTAATTGAACAAATAACTTTCACTCGTCAAACTCCACCAGACAGAGGATTTTCTGGCTATGGTGGAATACTGGATATAATAATAAGGACCGTATAAAATGACACCTATTGATTGGGCTACATTTGCAGTAGCCGTAAGTACTCTTGCTGGCACATTAGCAATAGCAGTAAGACACTTAGTTAAATATTATCTATCTGAATTAAAGCCCAATGGTGGGTCCAGTTTAAAAGATAAAATTAATTTGTTAGAGGAAAAAGTAGAGTTACTTACAGATTTGGTTAAGGAAGCGTTGAGGAAATGAATGAAAACTGTTGTCAAGAGAGCCACACCTGCTGCGATTGCTGTGCTGCGCCAAGCGACGGCGTTAAGACCGAAGCGCAAGAAAGCAAGCGATGGTCTTCTACCATCTGCTGCCCACCTAAAACAGAGTCCGACCTCAGACCATAACACGGGATACGCAGCCGATTTAACTCACGACCCTAAAAATGGTATAGATTGTTTTGAAATCTATGAAAAATTAAAAGAAGATAAACGAGTTAAGTATTTAATATTTACTGGTAAGATTTGGTCAGCCAAGAATGGTGAAACTAAATACACTGGAGTCAACCAGCATAATAAACATTTACATATTTCCATCAAAGATAATTGTGGTGATGATACATCACCGTGGTTTGGCTGGATGGGAAAAGCAAAAACACTCAACAAGGTGGTAGCATCAGTAAAGCCACTACCAAAGAAGGAGAAGTAATGAAAGATTTAATCGCAAGATTAAAGAGCAAAAAGACTAAGGCAGCAGTTAAGTCTTATCTTCGTGCAGTACTAGCCTCAGCAATCACTATGGGATTGGCACTTGCTGCTGACCTAGCACCTGAACAAGCAATTTTGATTGGTTCTTTAGCGGCACCATTGGCTAAATGGGCTGATAAGACTGAAAAAGAATATGGTCTAGGCTCTAAGTAGATGCCCCTAATTGGGCTTTAAACGCCCATTACAGACCTTAAACCCCCTGAACTAGTAGTAATACTAGGGACGGGGGTTCTTTTTTGTTGCTTGTGCACTTCCAAACATAGACCCACGGTATAAAAATTTTAAGGGGTAGAAGCAAACTTTTGATTTACCTCTACCCCATCTATTAGTTTCCCCTGCTAATAGATATCTGTTAGTTTTCCCTGACTAACAGACTATTCATTTATTAGTAGATTGTGCCAATACTCTGGATAATCGTGAGCATTATAATATACTACTAAATCTCTTTCTTTAGTATCCCATCTTGTATGAAATACTGGTTCTGTTCCTGCTAATAATCTGGCTGGTATGACACTGATGCCATCTGAATATCTAAAACAAATGCGATGATATGAATGTTCGTTATCTGTATATGGTGGGGCTATCATCATCTGTTGTAGTTTATTAAATGGAAAGATGGCTGGCTTGCTGCTATCTGTTTTAAGCCACTTAACTTCTAAGTCGCCTATGTAATTCTCTCTACCGTTGCCCCATTGTAAACAGATATGAAAATCTGAAAAGTAAAAGCGTGGAGTTGGATATAACTTCCAACCTTGAAAGTAACTTTCTAAAGCACCTGCTGCTATTTTTTCTCGTTTACCGTCAGCATTTACCTGGCGTATAGGTTCTAGCATTTAACCACCCGTCTTGTAGAAACCAGTTCCTTTAAAGTGTACTGGTGTTGATGAGTACAACCTAATCATTATCTCTCCACAGAGATTACAGGTTGGTAAATCCCTAGTATTTGTTTCTATAAGTGTAGCACATTGATTACATTTAAATTCATAAGTCGGCATCATAATCCTTCGGTGTGGGCAGAGTAACCATACTGCCACAACTAGCACACTCTCCATCCAGAAAATAAAAAGCAACTTCTCCATCTACAAATCCACCCAGCATTACAAAAACTTCACAGCCACATACACAGATATCACCAATGGGAGTCTCTCTTAAATCCATTGCTTTACTGTAATCAATTCGGCTAAACAATTCCCGAATGTCTTTGCTTTCCTCACTCATCTTCTTTAGCCTGCTGTACATCTTCATCAGAGTAAGTTCTCCATCCGCCCAAATTTCTTATTAAAGAATTAATAGCACGTTGAACTTTCATTCTTGCACCATCAACTGTGGTGTTTAGGTCCTTTGCTATAAGGTTCCATTCACTATTGTCTGTGCTAAATCTAGTTCTGAGAATGTTTTGTTTAGCCTCTGTTAGTTTGTAAAATGCGTTGGCTATATCTGACCGTAAAACTAGCCAGTTGTTACCATCTGTAACTGATTCTGTTTTACTTGCTTTAAAGTTTAAGTCTTTTATTTTTGTGGGTATCTCATAAGATTCTGCAATAATAGAAGGCAGAAATACCTCTATCACAGAGGCATCATAATAATAAATATCTATTAGTTCATAGCCAACAGTCTTGGCTTTTTCTTTTTCACAATACTTGATTGCTGCATTTCTTAAAGACTTTGCTATTAACTTGTCTCTATCTTTTTGTTCTAACTCAGACCATTCTTTATACTTTAATGGATGGGTAACAAACCATAGCCATAGTATCTGTTGGATATCTAGCGTCTCAACCATAGGATATTTTCTATGGTATTCAGTTGCTAGGGATGCAACTAATAAATCATACTTGTCTATGTAATCGTTCATTTTATTTCCGAAACAGGAACCCTCCAGCCATCTATTTGAGTATCAGTATATTCAGCCTTCATATAATCATTAGCATTGAAACTGCCATAAATCTGGACAGATGAATAATATTCTTCATCTAAAACTTTAACACCAAAGATTGTTTTGTTTATATCTTTTTTCCAGAAAGGTATAGAGTCACGGGTTCTAACAGTTCTAATCTCAACATTGCCAACATCAGGTATATCTTTTCTATCCTTGTGTAATTCATTAGGATACCAAGGCACAGACCATTGAAGGTTGTATGCCTTTGCCACTGCCCATTCGGCTACATTGGCTCTGATGTTTGCATTTATTTCTGGCTCAAGTGCGCCAGTTTTTTTACCCATTGCATAGTTAGGTCTATCAACTGAGCCAAACTTAGTTAGCCATCTTTCTACGGCTAATAAAGTGCAGACCCTAACTTCATCCTTCGTTAGGTGAACTATCACGGTTTTCGTTAACGCCCTTCCATTGACCTCTTTGTACCAATAGTCCTATTATGGCATAGTTTGCTAAGTCTTTCAGCGTATCCTCTATAGGTTCATAGTTCGGCGTGTTGTTTCTTTCATAAAACAAATTTTGTAAGCGTTCCATTTTGTCGTGCATACGAACTAATAGTCCATTCATAGCACCGCCTGGAGCGTGGGCTATGTTGTATGGACCGTAGTCTTGATGTTTCTGAACCATAACTATTTTTAGGTCTGTAAGTATTTCATCTAGATTATTGATGTCCTTCATTTAATATCTCCTTTATCTTGGACTCAAACTGAAGCATAGCATCTTGGACTAACACTTCTTCTATAACTTCTTCGCCATCACCTTGTGATGCTGCGACTAGAACATTTGCTAGTAGTGTTAATAGTACCTGAGCAGCATCTGTATTAATCTTATTGGTTTCATATATGTCTTTAAGTGCTGATAGTAAATCTATGCCTCTGCGCTCTGAGAGTGGTAGCCCGATAAGTCGTGGATTTTCTTTTATATAATCCCAGACTTTATCCATATCCCCTTTACTCTCCCAAACATTTTCTGATTTTGTCATCTAAAAACTGTACTCCTTCCTGTATCACAATGCTGTTTACATCGTGTCCTTCTGGCATCTGAACTATATTTACATTGTTTAGTTCTCGGCTAATCTTTTTGCCGAACTCTAGCCCTGGAGCATCACCGTCTGCTAAGACTATAACTACTTCAAAGTCATCTAATATTTTTGTATAGTAGGGTTTCCAATTGTTGGCACCTGGAATACCTACTGATGGG